AGCGGATCGCTGCTGATCGGGCGCCTGACGGTGTAGTTGGTAGCCATGTCATTCCTCGTGGTTCCATGCCTTATAGGCATCGGGATAGCGCGTCGCGTTTCTACGATCATCGTCGAGACGGTCAAGCGCTACCGTTTCAGAATCAAGGTTTTGCGGAGATCCGGCCTGGGCTATAACTGAGTCGATCTCGGCCAGCGTGGCGCCCGTAAAAGCTGCGAGGCCATCGCGGTATAGGGCTGGATTCCCTCCCTGACGCAAGACCTGGGCGACAGCGTGTTGTAGGGTCGGCTTTGTCCGGCGGTCTGTGTTGTTGTCGTTTCCCATACATAGATAGTATAGCAAGCTACTGTAGGATGCAACAACAATCGACACGGACCCGAAAATACATAAAGAGTGAGTTAATCCCGTCGTCAGCCAAGATGGATTAATTCACCTTTTTGCCGCAGTCCCGTAGTCGCCATAGAGCGGGACATATTATTGGCTAAGGGTAAGGTAGCCCAGACAATAATAAATGCCGTCACGGGCACGCTAGGCTTACTGTTGAGGGGATAGGCGTCCAGGACCACAACGACGGGTTAGGGCGCCCGGCGCGTCCTGACGCGCCGCCGACCGCAAGGGGCTATTAAGCCGGAGGGCTGCTATGCTCAGGCCGAGGGTTGCGGGTCGATTATTGCTGGGAGTTTTCGACCCTACGCGGGAACGGAGCGAAAAATGGCTGCTATTTCCGACCCGTTGTTTTCGCTTCCCACGAATAGAAAGGCCAAGGGGTGCTAGAGTAATGGCTGTCACGAGGCGCTGAGGAGCTTGCGGAAAAGACAGAAATGACCCCAAAGCAGGAGCGTTTCGTCTCGGAATACCTCGTCGATTTGAACGCGACGCAGGCGGCCATTCGGGCCGGGTACAGCAAGAAAACGGCGAATGAGATCGGGGCAGAGAACCTAGCAAAACCTAGTATTTCTGAGGCCATCGCAGCCAAGACGGCCAAGCAGCTTGAGAAGGTGGACTTGTCGGCCGAGCGCGTGCTGGAGGAAATGCGCCGGCTGGCGCTAGGAGACGTGCGCGGGCTGTTCGATGAGAGTGGCGATCTGAAGCCGCTGCACACGCTCACGGAGGCGCAGGCGGCGATGATTGGCGGATTTGAGGTCGTGATCAAGAACGCCAAGGCCGGCGACGGGCATACCGATACCATTCACAAGGTCAAGGTGTGGGACAAGACGCGGGCGCTCGAGATGCTGGGCAAGCATTTCGCGCTGCTGACCGAACACGTGGTTGTGCATGACAGCGAGAAGTTTCAGCGCACGATTGATGGGGTGCGGCAGCGCATGGCGCGCACGAAGACAGCATGACAACCGCGCTGTCTGCCCAGCAGGACGTGGTGGATGAGGTAATCGCCTTGACCTACCACGACCCGCTGGCGTTTGTTCTAGGCGCCTACCCGTGGGGGGTAAAGGACGGCCCGCTAGCGCAGGAGTCCGGTCCCGACCAGTGGCAAGCGGAGTTCTTGACCAGGCTCGGGGATGCTGTGACCGATCGAGCCTTTGACGGGCATTCGCCCGTAGCCCCGATTCGGATGGCGGTGAGTTCCGGTCACGGGATTGGCAAGTCGACGCTGGTGGCCTGGCTGGTGGATTGGCTCATGTCTACCAGGCCTCAGTGTCGTGGAACCCTTACAGCGAACACGTTCACGCAGCTAGACACCAAGACCTGGGCGGCGCTACACGCCTGGCACGCCAAGTGCCTCACGGCTGACCGCTTTACGATCACCACGGCGCGGATGTATCACACGGCTCACAAAGACACCTGGTTCTGTGCCCCACAATCGTCCAAAGAAGAAAACAGCGAAGCGTTCGCTGGCCAGCACGAGAAGCGCTCGACCAGTTTCTACATCTTTGATGAAGCGTCGGCCATTCCCGACGAAATCTGGCGTGTGGCCGAGGGCGGCTTGACGGACGGGGAGCCCATGATCTTCGCCTTTGGCAACCCCACGCGGTCGCAGGGGAGTTTCCACGCGGCGTGCTTCGGGGCCATGCGGAAACGCTGGGACTCGGTGGCGATTGACTCCCGAGAGTGTCGCTTCACGAACAAGACGCAGATCAAAGAGTGGGAGGACGATTACGGCGAGAATTCGGATTTCTTCCGGGTGCGGGTTCGTGGCCTCCCGCCAGCGGCGTCGGATCTACAATACATCAGTAGCGCACTCGTCTATGAAGCCCAGCAGCGGGAGCCGGTGGCGCTCAAGGACGACCCGCTGGTCTGCGGCCTGGACGTGGCCAGGGGCGGCGGGGACATGAGCGTGTTCCGGTTCCGTCGCGGGGCTGACGCGCGCACCGTGCCAGCGATTCGTCTAGATACGAACGACACGACCGATCTTGTCACTCGAGCGGTGCATCTGCTGGAAGATAAGCATGAGGGTCGCCGGCTCCACACGCTCTTCGTGGATGCGACCGGCATCGGTGGCCCGATTGTGGACCGTCTGCGCCAGCTCGGGCACAAGAACATTGTGGGCGTGCAGTTCGGGGCGAGGGCGCCGAACACTCGGTTTGCCAATATGCGCTCCTACATCTGGGGCCGCTGTCGGGACTGGCTGGCGTACGGGGCAATTGACGCCTCGCCGCGGTTGGAGCAGGACTTGATTGGGCCGGGCTATACCCACGACAAGCACGATCGGATTGTGCTGGAGGCGAAGGACAAGATGAAGGCGCGCGGGGTGGATTCCCCGGACGATGGGGATGCGCTGGCGATGACCTTTGCGGCGTATACTGTGGCCAAGGCGGTGCCGTTCATGGACGGCGTGAAGAAGCGGCCCAGTGGCAGCGGCTGGCATTGGCAATAACGCATGACGAGAACGCGAACGAAACGTGATGATAAGTCCCCGTGGTTGGTGCGAGCACACCAGTGGATGTACTGTACGTGTGCCCATACGGCTGACCAGCATAGCCAGGAGTCGGGGCACTGTATGGCCGTGAGCGGGGACCATTGCGGGGTGGAGGGGTTGCGCTGGGCGTGTCCGTGCGGCGGTTTTCGGATGACATAGCAAATGCCAGATAGCAACTCGGTAAAGGCGAAAGAGTTCCTCCGGCTGGCCCTGGACCGCTGGGAGAGTGCCAAGACAGCCGAAGACCCGCAGCGCACCGAGGGGCTCACCGACCAGCGGTTCCTGAACCTGGAGCAGTGGGATGAGAGCGACGAGTATGCTCGTGGCGATCGGCCCACGCTCGTCATTGACCAGATCGGGGAGCCCTATCGGCAACTCATTGGGCGACAGAAGTCCGCCAAGCCGGCCTTGCTGGCGGCTCCAGTGGATGATCAGGGCGACGTGGACACCGCCGACATTTTCCAGCGGTTCATTCGACACATCGAAAACAAGGGCCACGCCAAGGCTGCCCGAGACGAGGCATTCAAGGGCGCGGCCGGCATTGGCTGGGGCTACTACCGGATTGTGACCGAGTTCGAGAATGAAGGCGACCAGCACACGCCTCTGGAAGCGAGGTTTGACCAGACCATTCGGTATCAGGCCATTGAAGATCCGATGACGGTCTATCGTGACCCGTCCTGCCCGCTGCACGAGCCGGAGAAGTGTCTGTTTTCCTTCCACATTGAGGACATCTCCAAAGCGCAGTTCGATAAGCTGTATCCAGAGGCCATCAGCTCGCAGGATGGTGCCTTCCAGGCGACCGGGCTGGAGTCGCCGGAATGGTTCCCCGAGGAAGCGATCCGGGTGGCGGATTATTTCTACGTTGAGACGAAGGACGGTCCCGAGGTGGCTCTTATCAAGGGGCCGGAGGGCCAGGAAGTCGTGGTCTTGTCGAATGATATTCCACCAGGAGCCGAGGTTGTACAGCGTCGCAAGATGCAGCTCCGCACGGTGAAACTCGCCAAGATCACGGGCGGGGAGATTCTGGAAGGGAATACCGACAAAACGGAGGGCCGCGAGTGGCCGGGGCAGTTCATTCCGATCATTCCGGTCTGGGGCGAGTCGCTGGTGGCCGGCGGCAAGCGGACGCTGCGGGGCATTGTGCGGGCGGCACGCGATTCACAGAAGATGTACAACTACCACAATTCCGAACTCGTCTACGAGCTGGCGCTGGCCCCAAAGTCAAAGGTGTTGGCGGCGGTGGAAGCAGTCGAGGGGCTCGAGGACATGTGGAAAAAGGCGGCCCAGATTCCTTTCCCGGCGCTGTTGACCAAGGCGTTTGACGACGAGGGTCGCCCATTGCCGGCCCCGAAGGTCGCGCAGTTTACCGACCCGGCCAAGATACAGTCGCTGGTGATTGCCATCAACCAGGCCAAGACGGATCTACGGTCCACGACTGGCTGGTACGACGCAACCGATCCGAACAGACGCAATGCGGAACAGAGCGGACGGGCTATCATGGCACGCAAAGAGGCCCAAGCCGAAGGGTCCGTCAACTATCAGGATCAGTTTAGTTTGGCGCTGGTGTACGAGGGGATGGTCCTGCTGGACCTCATCCCGAAGATTTATACCCGTCGGGGCCGTGTGCTGCGGCTCGTGGGGCTGGAGGATGAGGAACAGACCTCCATGATGACGCTGGGCGAGCCCTACAAGGGGAAACAAGGCATCGATCGCATCTATGCCTGGGGCACGGGGAAATACGATGTGGTGGCGAACATCGGCGTCTCGTATGCCACCCGCCGGCAGGAAGCTTCTAGTGTGCTTGTGAATCTCATGAAGGTGCTGCCGGAGCCGATGGCGGCGGCGATCGCGCCGATGGCCGTCAAGAACATGGACGGGCCGGGGATGCGGGACGTGGCGAAGATCCTCAAACAAACGCTTCCGAAAGAACTCCGGGGGGACGAGGAGAATGAGGGGCAGCCGCAGATCCCGCCAGAAGTACAGAAGCAAATGCAGCAGGCGCAGCAGTTGATCGACCAGTTGACGGAGAAGGTCAATCAGTTGATGCAGGCCCAGCAGGTCGATCAGGTGAAGGCTCAGGCAGTGGCCCAGCAGTCGGAGAAGTCGGATGCGGCACGTCTCCAGATCGCGCAGTTGGGATTGCAGGCTGATCAGGCGAAGGCGGCGCTGGAGGCGCAGCAGGCCGAGCGGTCAGACGCTGTGAAGCTCCAGATCGCCCAGATTGGGGCGGAAGCCGGAGTGGTCAAGATTCGGGCGGATCTCATTCTGAAGCTGGCGGAAATGGACGCCAGCGAGGGCAAGACGGCGCTGCAGGAGGAGACGAAGCGGCTAATGAAGTTGGCGGATCTGGTGCCGCCGTCCACGGAAGCGGTCGTGCCGGAGCCGCCTACTGGGCTGGTATAAATGCCGTTCAAGAGCCAAGCCCAGCGGCGGAAGTTTCACGCGATGGCGACTCGGGGTGAGATCAGCAAGGCCACCGTGGCGGATTTTGAGAAAGCCACGAAGAGCCGGAAGCTGCCCCAGCGGGTCCGCAGGAAGAGTACCGGACGGCGATGATGCTTGGAATGACGCCGATGACTGAAGAGGAATGCTGTGCAAGAATTGCTGTAAGATCAGTCACGATCACACAGTTCTTGAAACAGTTGACCGATATGGCATATACTGGCTCCGTCACGCTCCACCTGAGAGGTGGCGAGTTGAAAACGGCAGAGGTGCCGAAAAAACTCCAGTTTGAGATAACGCAGTAATCCAGTTTCGTCGCCAACAGCGACCCGATCCCGTAACGAGGATCGCCACTCGCACCAAGGCTCGACTCGTGAGGAGCACGCTCACGGGCCGGGCCTTTTAATTGTACCGCGCCGTTGAGGAGGGATATGGACGCAGAATACGCCACGGCTGTCGTTGAGACACCAGAGGCACCGGCCTCTACACCCATCAGTCCAGAGCCGTCTCCAGAGCTGGCCGAGCCAAAACTGTCCGAACTCGCCACCTTCCGGGCTGCTCGTGCGGCCGAGGCGAAGGGTGAGGAGCCGGCTGAGACGCCGTCCGATTCGACTTCAACGACCACTGCGGCTGTTCCTGCGCTTGACACAGCGGGCATTCCCGGTATCACCACGTCGATGCACTCGGCCATGGAGTCGATCATCGACCAGCGGGTTGACCGCATTGGGGCGAAGACCCGCGAAGCCAGCGAACAGCAGATTCACCGGCTCCAGCAAGAGCTGTACACGCTCAGAGGCAGCCAGCCGGCCGCGCCTGTCGCCGGCCCGACCTCGTATTCCGCGGACCCGAACGACCCGGAACCGTCGATCGAGGAGTTTTCCGACGAATCCGACCCGTATCAGGCGCTGACGGCGGCGAGTGCGCGTTGGCACACCCGGCAAGAGAACAAGCTGCACGACGCGGCCCGCTCCCGCGCAGAAAGCCAGGTCCGAGTCGAGGCTCACATCGACCGCGCCCAACAGGCGTGGGATGGCAAATTGGAGGAGGTGCGAAAGCGCCTGCCCGACTTCGACACGGCGTACGGCGTAGTCCATGAGGCGATCAAGGCTCTACCGAATGCCGGCCAACAGACTCCACTCGTAGAAACCCTGCTTACGTCCCCGATCGGGCACGACCTCGCGCATTACCTCGGTACGCATCCCGACGAACTGTCTCGGTTGTTTCAGTCGCCTTCGCTCAAGGCACATCTCGTTACACTAGGACGACTTGAAGAGCGGGTGGAAGCGGAGTTAGCATCTCCGGCGCCCGCACATCCGATCACAGGTGCGCCCCCGCCGCCGATGGCGACGGTGGGATCAAGCGCCACCCCGACGCATTACGACCCGAAAACCGCCACGTTGGCGCAGTTTCGCAGGCACAACAACGTTTTGGGCGGGCAGCCGGTGCGACGTGCGACGGGGTAACATAAGGGACCGTCACCAATGGCGAACACGCTATTAACAAAAGATGTCATCACGCTTCAAGCGTTGGACATCTTCGAGAACGAACTGGCCGCAGCGAAGTGCTGCTCTCGGGACGTGCAAGATGATTTCGGGAACAAGGGCGGCCAGATTAGCGATTCCATCCGGATTCGCAAGCCCGCGCAGTTCAGCATTCGATCCGGCCAAACGTGGGTGGGCGAGGACATCGAAGAGCAGTTCGACACGTTGACGCTCGAGTATCAGAAGGGTGTCGATTTCGTGCTGACCTCGAAGGAACGCAAGCTGGACCTCAACAGCCTCACGAAACAGGTGTTGAAGCCGGCGATTGTGCGGCTGGCCAACAAGGTGGATGCGGACATTCTGGAGATTGTGACCAAAGCCGCCTACAACGCGGTCGGCACGCCGGGGACGACCCCATCGACGATGCAGACCTACATCGACGCGGGGGTGGTCCTCACGAACTTCACCACGCCGCGCGGCAACGGGCAGCGGTGCCTGTGCATTAACGCCGAGATGGAAGGCGACATCGCGTATTCGCTCAGGGATCAGACCCACCCCGGCACGAAGATTTCCAACGTCTTCAACGGTGCCGAGATGGGGATGTACGCGGCCGGCTTGAACTGGATGCTGGACCAGAACGTGTACACGCACACGGCCGGCACCTACACCGGCACGCCGCTGGTGAACGGGGCGAACCAGGTTGGCACCAGTCTCGTCACCAACGGCTGGTCTGGCGGGGACAACCTGCTGGTTGGTGATCGGTTCACCATTGCCAGCGTGTTTGCGGTGAACCCGGTGACCAAGGCCACCCTCAACAACCTCCAGCGGTTTGTGGTCACGGCCGACGTGAGCGACACGGCGGGCGGGGCCATGACCATCTCGATCAGCCCAGAGATCGTCGGGCCGGGCGAGCGGTTCCAGAACGTCTCGGAGCTGCCGGGGGACGACGCGGCGATCACCATGTTCAGCTCCACGGCCCGCACCTACTCCGAAGGGATCGTGTTCAACGAACAGGCCGTCGCGCTGGCGATCGTCCCGCTGGATGAACCCGGCGGCACGAATGAATCTTCGATGAAGTACGACAAGCAGTCGGGGGTCGGGCTGCGGTACATCGAGTGGTACGACGGAGACAAGGATCTCTGGAAGTCTCGCTTTGATGTGCTGTATGGCATTCTGTTGCAGCGGCCCGAGTGGGCCTGCGTCATCGCGTCCGGCTAATCCGGCAGGATGAAAGGAGACATGACCATGAGACGAACACTGAGCATCATCCTGCTGGCGGCGGTGGTCCTGATGGGGATCGCCAGTTCTTTGCAGGCGCAAGTCACCTACATGACACGGACGACCCTCTCGGCCGCCGTGTCAGCGGAGGATCGGGTCATCACGGTGGGGTCGAATACCGGCTTCACGGTGGGCCAGTTCGTGTACATCGACGCAGAGTCGATGGAAATCACCGCGATCAACGGTACGTCGATTACGGTGAATCGCGGGCAGTTGGGCACTGGTGATGTCGGCCACGCCAACTCCGAGGCGGTCTTCACGGGAGCGAATCAGCACTTCCAGCAGACCGACCCGGATTATGGGGCCGCGTGTGCGGTGGGTGTGGGAGAAGCGCTGTATCTCCCGCGAATCAACCAACTGTCCGGCATCATGTGGACGTGCATCACGACCACGTGGACCGGCACCAGTACGGCTCTGATCGTCTACGACAGCACGCGCGCGACGTTGCCGTAGGCACGTATATGCGGCGTCTGATTGGCGTCGTTTTAGTTCTGGGGCTGGGCCTGGCGTGGTCGGACATCACGATGCGCCGGGTTCAGCTCTGGGGCGATCCGCTGGCGCTCTGGCTTGATGCGGTTGAGCAGGCGCCCGCCAAACCTCGGCCGCGGATCAATCTGGGCAACCAGTACGGCCGTCTCGGGCGGCCCGTCGCCGCCGCTCAATCGTACCGACACGCGCTCACGTTGGCGGCTGCCCCGGCACGGACGCGGGACGAACTGGTGTATGGCACTGCGATTGCGGAGGCCAGTCTGGCTCTGCAACGTGCCGAGAGGGGCGATGTGACCGACGCGCTCAGGCACTTCGTGAACGTGCTGCATCGTTTTGGGTTGAAGGACATTGACGGGGTGCGAGCGTGGCTCGAGCGGCGGTCAGTCACCGATTAGTGCTGGCGATGCTCTGTGCGATGACAGTGGCGCATTACGCCCCGCTGCGTACGGCCCCGTTTGTCTACGAAGACACGCACGCGCTCCGAGCGATGGATGCCGACGAGTCCTGGATTATTCCGAGTCGGGTCTTGACCCATGCGACGTATCGCTGGTCGGCTGGCAGCCCGATCGATCCTGGCGTCTTTCACCTCGGGAACGTGGCGATCCATGTGGTCAACGGCCTCCTCGTCTACGCCGTGGGAGTAATGGTGATCGGCGCATGGCCGGCCACATTCGCTGCGGGCCTGTTTCTCTGGCACCCGCTCAACAGCGAAGCGGTCAGTTATGTCTCGGGTCGATCGGACCTGTTGCTGACGCTGTGCCTGCTGCTGGCAGTCTGGATCGCGCTATTGCGGGGGGCGGCGTGGTGGCGGGGATCGCTCGTGGCGCTGGCGCTCGTCGGAGCCGCCACAAGCAAAGAGATCGGCTTGATCGGGGTGCCGCTGGTCGTGCTGGCCTTGTGGATCTGGCGGCGGGAGTCGTTGACAGCGAGCGCGGCCCCGTTGTGGCTCGGTTTGGGCCTGGTCAGCGGGACGATGCTGGGGTCCATTCAGAACTGGATGACGCTCTCGGCCAGTGCGGGAGGGGCAACCCTGGCGTGGTCCGAGATGTTCGTTCGACAGATCGCGGCCGTCACCCGCCTCTTGGCCCTTGTCGTGTGGCCGGTGGGCTTCTCGGTCGATCACGACATGCTGGCGCTCGGGGAAGAGTGGCGCGTGGGCGGGGTGTGGCTACTAACCGCCGGTGCCATCGGGCTGTTCCTGGCCTGGCACCGTTCTCCAGGGGCGGCGTTCAGCCTTGGATGGATGGCGCTGGCGATCGGGCCGCGTCTCGTCTTTCACACGACGGAATGGATCAACGAACACCAGATGTATCTCGCCATGGCCGGGGTGTCCTGGCTGGGCGGGTTGGCCCTACAAGCCTTTTGGCACAGAAAGAGTCTGACATGGCTGCATTCAGACCATACGTCTACCAACCCTATCCTGCTGTCCGCTATCGGCAAGACGGCACACACATAACCGTCGTGGACGAGGCGGCTGATGCGGAGTCCCGTCATGACGGTTACGCGGCGTCACCGAAGGGGCCGTTTGGGGCACCTGCGGTGGCGGTGACGCCGAAAGCGCCGAAGGTGAAAACACGAAAGAGGAGTCGGACATGATTGCTGCCCCTATTGCCACAGGCACTTTTGTTGACGTTGAAGACGATCTTGTACAGGACGTGCGTGGGTTGGGCGCCCTCGGAGTGCAGCTCACGGGCACCTGGGCAGGTGTGGTGTCGTTTGAAGTCACCGTGGACGGTGTGACGTGGGTGGCCTTGCGAATGTTACCCAGCGACAGCTCAACGGCGGCTACCTCAGCCACGGTTAACGGCGCCTGGACGGCCAATGTGGCCGGGTATCTGCTCGCCCGCGCCAGGTTTTCGACGGACACGTCCGGCACCGTGGGCGTCAACTTACTGGCCATCTCCGAAGCCGGCCGGTAAGCACGAAACGGGTTGTACGTAACATCGTGGCGACATGCAACTAGTTTAGCAGGCAAGTTACAAATCGGGGAGTCAGAAGGGTAATGCCGACCGCGAACGATTTCATCACGCGCTCGTTGCAACTGCTGGGAGTCGCTGATGCGATCGACACCATCTCGCCAGAGGATGCGGATCTGGGCCTGACGGTGTTGAACGAGTGGATGGATCAGCTCGGGACGCAGCGGAACGCCATTTTCACCGTCTTGCAAAAGACGCACGTGTTAGAGAATGGCACCACAAGTTACACGATTGGCGTTGGAGGCACGATCAATGTCGCGCGGCCGGTGTGGATTCAGAATGCTCGGCTGGTGATTGATACCGGCGCGACGACGGCGACAACGATATCGATCCGGCTGTTCACCGACGATGAATGGGCGCAGATTTCCCAGCAATCGCTGAAAAGCAGCCTGGCGCGTGGGATTTGGTACGACCACGATTGGTCAGCCGGCCTTGGCAAGATTTACCCCTGGCCGGTGCCGAACGTGGGCACGACGCGACTGGAGCTCTACCTGCCGACGACGCTCGTGGAGTTTGCCGACCTCACCACGGCTTACACGTTTCCACCCGGCTACGAGCGGGCGATCCGCACAAACTTGGCGGAGGAACTCGCCCCGTACTACCCGAATCGCGGGCGTGACGACGCGGTGATCATCCGCCAGGCGCGCACGGCGATGCTGCGGATCAAGCGGGCGAATGTGCGGCTCCAGGCGGTGCCGATTGATCGCGCGCTCACACGGAGCGGGCGCGGCACGCTCACCGAATCGCAATTCGTCGGGGATCACTTCTGATGATGCCCTATCCCGGCTTTTGTGGGCCATCGCATACGCTCCAGTCCCCGCTGGCGCGCGCCGAGCGCAGCATGAACCTTTATCCCGAGTACATGGACGTGGGGGGTCAGCGGCAGATCATCTTGTCGCACACGCCGGGGCTGGCGAGTTTTGGCAGCGCTTCGGATGGCAACTGTCGAGGGCTGTTTGAGCAGAACGGACGCTGTTTCGCCGTGATTGGCCCGACACTCTATGAGGTGGCGTCCGATGGCACCCTGACGAATCGCGGCACCGTGGCCGTCGATCAATATCCCGTGACGATGCAGACGAACGGCGATGGCGGGGATGAACTGCTCATCACCAGTGGAGACAAGGGCTATATCCTGACGCTGGGCACCAACGTGCTCACCGAGGAAGTCTCCGACGTGACGATGGGCGGGATGATGGACGGCTATTTCGTCGCCCTCGACATCGCCAGCTCCACCTTCAAGATCAGCGACTCGCTTGACGGAAAGACGTGGGACTCGACACAGATTTTGCAGCGGTCGACTGCCCCCGACCCGTGGCAGTCTCTGTTAGTCAAGTGGCCGGTAGTGTTTCTCTTTGGGGAGGAAACGACGGATGCGGTGTTTGACTCCGGCGCCTCGCCTTTTCCGTTTGCGCCTGTGCCGGGGATTCTCATTCCGTATGGGATTGCCGCGTCGTTTTCAGCGCAGTCGCTGGGGAACTATGTCCTCTGGCTGACGGACACGAAGGACGGCGGCCGACAAGTGGTGGCGATGCAGGGCTATAACGCGCGTGTGGTGAGCAATTCGGCAGTCGAATATGCCCTGAGTCGTTTTAACAGGGTGTCCGATGCTGTGTCGTTCACCTACCAGGACCAGGGCCACGAGTTTTACGAATTGAACTTCCCCTCCGCCAAGGCCACATGGGTCTACGACCTAACGAACGGGTTGTGGCATGAGCGCGGGCATTGGAACAATATCGCCGGCGTGTATGAAGCCTGGGGGCCGCAGTATCACGCGCAAGCGTTTGGACACCATCTCGTCGGAGACGCCACGAGTGGGACCATCTATCGCATGGCGACCGATCTCTACGTGGACACAGACGGCAATGGTTTGCGCCGGCAACGGACCCCGCCCGCCCTGCATGACAACCAAGCCCGGATGTTTTTGTCGAAGTTTCAACTCCATATGGATGTCGGGCGCGGGTTGACCTCGGGGCAAGGGTCTGATCCCCAGGTGATGATGGAGATGTCCCGCAACGGCGGCGTGACGTGGGGATCGGAGCGGTGGCGTAGTGCCGGCAAGATTGGCAAGTACGAACACCGCGTGCAGTGGCACATCTGCGGAAGCGGGCGGAACCTGATCCCGCGCGTGACCATTACGGACCCGATTCCCGTGCGAATCACGGATGCCTACGCGGAGGTGGGTCGTGGAGCGTTCTAATGGCGTTTACCGCACCGCTGCCATTTACCTCTCCGGTCCTGGCGACCGAGCGCGACCACAAGACGGATCAGGATGTGTCCTCCCCGTTCATCTCGGTGTCGTGGCGCGAGTACCTGCTGGAACAGCGCCGGCGGATCAACGCGGGGCCGGAGCGGCTGACGATCATCTCCAAAACGGCGCAGTCGGCGTCGATCGGAACGACGTCACTACTGGCGTCCCCGTCGGCAGGGTTGTACCGCGTGTCGGTCTATGCGCGGATAACACGGGCGGCGTCCACGTCGAGCAGTCTAATCGTCACGATCTCGTGGACGGAGGGGGGGGTGAGTTGCAGTCGTCCCTTGACGGCGCTTACTGGCAACACCACAGCCACGACGCCCGATCCCCCGTTCACGGTCGTCCTGCGGAGCGATGTGACGGTGCCGATCAGCTACGCGACGACCTATGTGACCTCGGGAGCGACCTCGATGCAGTATCGACTGGATGTGGCAGTTGAGGAATTGCCGGCGTGAATCAATTAGGTGAGTTTCTGAAAGGGCTGACGGAGGAAGAATCACTAATGCTAGCACGACTCGCCAGTGTGCCGGGGCCGATGAAGTCACATATCAGCGAGCCTCCCACGA